GGCATTAACTTTTTCATTTACTTTCCATTTTAAAGTTCTTATTCTATTATCTTTTAAATCAATTTGTTGATCTAGTTTTAATACTCTTTCCTGGAATGGAAATAAATTAAATTGTATTCTACCTCTTTGGGGATGTTGTATATAACAATACTTTCTCATAAAATGTACAGGATCTGTGGCACATTTAAGATATTCTTGTCTTATTACTTTTTTTATATCTTCACCCATATTATTTAAGAAGGAAAATAGTTACTGCTACTGCTACGATACCAGCTCCACCCATCAATTTAGTTTTTAGTTGTTGTTTTTTAAGATCAGTTTCTAATTTTTTAGATAATTCTTGAGATAATGTTAATTGATTAGATTTAGTATCTAACATAGAATTAAAATTAAATATTTTACTATTTAAATTAGCAATAACACTATCCTTTAATACTAATTTTTGATTTAGTAAATTTACTTTTTCAGAATTAATAATTAATTCTTCTTTAGCTCCATCTCCACTAATTAGATCTTTAATTACTAATTTCGCTACTGGTACTTCTAATTGAATCGAAGTACTGTCTGTATCGTTCTGTGAAAAACTTGTAAAGCTCAGTGTTACTAAAAGTATCGACAGCAATAACTTTTTCATTTACTTTCCATTTTAATGTTCTTATTCGATTATCTTGTACATCAATTTCCTTATCTAATTTAATAATTTGGTTATTTAATGTATCAATTTTAAAAGTCAATTCGTCATTTATACCATGTAACGAATCGACTTTTTGTTCCAATGCCTCTATTTTGGCATTGTATTCTTCAACATATCTTTCTCTATCTGTGTATAATAACCAAACTATAATACAAATAAGAACTACAATTTTTAATATATAAATAACCCTTTCTTTATATCCCATTATGCTTTTATATCTAAAATAGCTTCTAATTCTTTTTTTAATTTAGTTTTAGATTTTAATTTTTTTAATAAATTTTCTTTTTCTTGCCCTTCAGCTTTAGAATAATCTCTAGCTAAAGTTCTCATATCTGATGTTGTTCGGGCTAATTCCTCAGCGTATTTTGCCATACTTTTATTTTTTTTAATATCAGCATCAGATGGTTCATCTTCGTCTTCATTAATAGGAGTTAATATATAATCCCCATGTTTATGTTTATCAACTTTAACTATCTTTTTAAGTAATGAAACCAATTCGTCTTTATTAAATCCGTATTTTTTTACAGCTTTAACTAATGGTTTTAAACCAGCAGCTCCACCTTCATCTTTTAAAGTTTGTCTGATTGCATTTTCAGCTTCTTTTCTTCTTTTGATATCTTCTTCATTAACAACCTCCTCGGCTAACCCAGCATCTTCTTTTGCTTTTTCTAATTCTTTAGTTTTAGCAATTAGCTCCTCTGTATCTTTAATATCATCTTGTGTTTTTTGATCTTCAGATAATTCATTAATTATTTGATTTCTTATATATTCTTGTAAATCAGATTTTTTCATTATAATAAGGGTTTTATTATAAATATGTTAAAGATTTGTAAACTTTAATATTTGTTCTATACGTTCATCTGTAGTCCCAGATATTTTTTCTATTTTATTAGCCATATGACTATATCTTTTAATTAATGAAGTAATTGTAAAATCAATTATATCTCTATAATGTTCATCCGTTTCTCTTACCCCATTATTTTCAATAGGAATACCATAAGGAGAAATATAAAAAATATAATCATATTCCCTAATAAATTCTTTAGCATATTTTTCAAACATTTCTTTATCATATTGTCCAATTGATTTAGCATTCATAGTAAATGCCATAACATCTATAATAGTTCTATCTGTGATAATATCATTATTCATTAATTCAGCACATCGTTCTGCTAAAAATACAGTTTGACCTTTTAAAGTAGAATCTGTATTTAATGGGATGCCTAAATCATTTAAATATTTACTACGTTCTGTAGCAAAATTATAATTTTTAAATTGTTTTGTATTTTTTAAAGCTTTAACCAATGTAGTTTTACCTACACTCATTGTACCACATAAACCTATTTTCATAATTTAATTTCTATAATCTGATAGTTTAGATTTCATTGATTGATTTTTATAATAAGGTAGTCCTTCTCTTTGTCTCCTTTTTTCTGTCCATTCTTCTTTAGACATCTTAATACCATATAAATGATATTCTCCTTTTTTTTCAATACCTTCAGGTATTAAAGCAAATCCTTCCCAATTATGGAGTTTACCATCCCAAACATAGGCAATGGTTCCGTCTACTTTTTTTAATTTTTTACTTTGTGGAAATGGGGTTTTATCTTTCATAATATTGTTTATTGTAAATATACGAATCCTATTTTATTTATCCAAAAGTTTTTCTGCAACAAATGTACCATGGGCTCCTGAAACTGAAATTCCTCTAGCACTTAAGGCATCTCCTACAAAGTGTACATTTGGATATTTTGTTAAACTTAAATCCTTGTAATTAACTAATGGTTCTGGTGCTAAATATTTAACTTCAGGTATATAAATACCCCAATCATCTTTTAATGTTGGAAATACTTTTTTCATATCATTAATAAAATCTTCTATGTATTTATAATACCCCTTAAATGCATCTTTAACTACATTTAAATCATTAATTTTAGTAGCTGATACATCTACTCCTTCTGATGTTGTTGAGGGTTCTCTGGTAGGGCTATAAAATAAACCTGTACTATTTTCTTGTACTTTACCTACTAATTCTCTTGCCCATTTAAATGGTTTTTCAATTCCTCTAATTTCCATTAATATACCAAAATTAGTCATATCATTTCTAAATGACTCATCTTTTTTAGCGTGACCATTATAACTGTGGTCACCATATGTTTCTTCAACTGCTACATAAGCAGCATTATTATTTGTACAAAATGATCTTAAACTAACATTATCTAATTTTCTATATAATTTAAAATCATAAGCTACATCAATTAATTTTTGAAAGTGTTTTTGTGGTGCTTCAAATCTAACACCTACTTGTGCTGGTTTTTCTTCTGTAGGTAAATCATATTTTGTCATCATTACAGAAGTAAAATCAATACCTGATTTGCCTACTCCAAATATTAACTTGTCATATTTCATTTCATCTACTGCTCCTATAGATACTATTTGATCTTCAAAATCAATATCTGTTACTTTAGTTTCCCAAATAAATTCAACACCTTTACTAACTAAATAATCATACCAACTTTTACCAATTTCATGTAAATAATCAGTACCAATGTGCCAACATGGAAATAATCTTAAACCAAAGTATGGTTTAATAAATTCAGGTTCTTCTTCTGGATTTGATAAAACTATTTGTTCTGGGTGAGGGTGAAATCTACTAAAATTATCTACTACTTGCTTCATAAGCTCCATAGCTTTTTCTTCACCTACATACTTAGATAATTGTCCACCAATTTGAGTAGAATAAGTTAATTTACCATCACTCCAACCACCTGCTCCTAAATAACCAGTCATTACCTCTTCATATGGTCTTTCATATGGGTTTTTACCCATATCTATAATAGTGATTTTACCTTTAAAATCATTATCAACTAATTTGGTAGCAGCATTTACACCTGCTACTCCTGCTCCTATTATTACTACATTCATTTAATATAATTTTAACACGTTAATATACGAAACTTAAATGTGGCCTCCAAATGGAGGCCACAGATCTCTTAATTTATTTTAATCGAACAGGCTATGAATCTGCTCTATATGTTTAGCAAGTTTATTTTAGTTTATATAGCTCCTTCATCTTTTAAAGCTTGAACGTACATATCAGCATACTCTTCATAAGGTACCTCTAAATCTACTCCTTTTTGCTTTCTTGCTTGATCACGATAGTAGTCCTCTAATTCTTGTGCTACCTTCTTTCTTGTGTCATAGTTATCAAAACTTTCATTCCACTTAGGAATATCAAGTTCTGGGTATTTTGTTCTCCATATTTTATTTAACTTTCTTTTATCTTTAGTGCTGTAATAAAAAGCGCTGTCTGCTCCAAGAGGTCCTCCTGTTTCATCCCATATCAATGCTGTAACTACAGGAACACCTAATTGTCTTTTCATTACACCATAGTTCATATACTCATAATCTCTATCTTGAAAGTATTTAACTATATCAGCCGATGAAAGGCCTTTAATACCTTTTGCTAATTTATCAGATAACGAAATTCCATGTTGATCATCTAGAAATATAAGTATAGCTTTATCTCTATCACTGTATGATTCTATATCTTCAATTTCAAAATACTTCAAATAATCATCATTGTTTTTAAAAT